GCTATTGCCGGTCATGTGGTTGTGACTCCGGACCCGAAGTAAGGATCATGCGCGTGTTCGAAAATTTTGACGCAACCAGCCCGGACAAAGCGCCTCTCTGGGGGTTCGCCATGGCATTTTTGCACGCCTGGTATCGCGGCAAGCGGTGGAAGTCTCGGATGCTTGAGGCGTCCATGCTGGCTATCGCTCTGCTCGGCGTCGTCCCGGTCCTGCAATGGCTTGGACTCCCGCAGAATTTGGCGATTGCCGTGGCCGGATGGGCGGGCTATGTCGGCGTGGACGCGCTGGCGGAAATGATCACCCGCAAGATGGGCGGTAAGTGAGGCCGCCATGGCCAAGAACCTGACCCCGAAACAAGAGGATTTTTGCCGGTACTACATTGAGACCGGCAACGCCAGCGAAGCCTATCGGCGCGCGTACAACGCCGAAAAGATGCAGCCGCAGACCATCAAGGTCAAGGCGTCGCAAATGCTGGTGCTGGATAACATTTCGGTAACCATCGAAAAGATGCGCGCCGAGATCGCCAAGCGCCACGAAGTCACCGAGGATTCGCTGATTGCAGAGCTGGAAGAGGCTCGCGATCTGGCAAAAAATCTGATGAACCCGGCGGCCATGGTCTCCGCGACGATGGGCAAGGCCAAGATCACCGGATTCGACAAGAAGATTCTTCAGCACCAGAACCCGGACGGGTCCGCCATCGTTCCCGTGACTCGCATCGAGATTGTCCCAGGTGACAACGGCGCGGGTTGAGATACCGCCGAAGCTGGTGCCGATGTTCAGCCAGCCTCGGGGCGCGTACAGGTATCGCGGAGCATATGGCGGTCGCGGGTCGGCCAAGTCGTTTACTTTCGCAAAGATGGCGGCGATCTGGGGATATGCCGAGAAGCTGCGCATCCTGTGCACACGTGACATTCAGGACAGCATCAAGGAATCGTTCCACGCCGAGCTGAAGAACGCTATCGCATCAGAGCCATGGCTGGCAGCGGCATACGATGTCGGAATCGACTATCTGCGCTGCAAGACCAGCGGCACGGAGTTCCTGTTCAAGGGATTGCGGCACGGCATCAGCTCCATCAAGTCCACCGCCGGAATCAACCTGTGCATCGTTGAGGAAGCGGAGGACGTCCCGGAATATTCCTGGGAGGCGCTGGAGCCGACAATCCGGGCTCCGAAGTCGGAAATCTGGGTGATCTGGAATCCGAAGATCGAAGGGTCTCCGGTTGATAACCGCTTCCGCAAGACGACCCCGCCGCGCTCCTGCATCGTGGAAATGAACTACGGCGACAATCCGTGGTTTCCGCCAGAGCTGGAAGAGCAGCGCAGGCATGCCCAGCGGACCATGTACCCCGGGCGCTACGCCTGGATTTGGGAAGGCGACTATCTCCGCAACAGCGAAGTTCAGGTGTTCGGCGGACGGTGCAAGGTCGATGAATTCGAGCCTGTCCCGGACTGGGACGGCCCATATCACGGGCTGGACTTCGGATTTGCCAACGACCCCACGGCCGGTGTCCGCTGCTGGATTCACGAACGCCGCCTGTTCATCGAGCGCGAGGCAGTCAAGACCGGGTTGGAACTGGACGCGACAGCGGGATACGTCTCCGGCTGCATTCCCGGCATCGAGGATCACGTCATCCGCGCCGACAGCTCGCGGCCCGAGTCCATCAGCTACCTGATGCGCCACGGCCTGCCGCGCATTACGGCCTGCAGGAAGTGGGCGGGCAGCGTGGAAGACGGGATCGAGTACATCAAGTCTTTCCGCGAAATCATCATCCATCCGCGCTGCAAGGAGATGCAGCGCGAGGCAAGGCTTTACAGCTACAAGGTTGACCGGCTGACCGGAGAGGTCAAGCCGGACGTCGTCGACGCGCACAACCACCTGTGGGATGCCGTCCGCTATGCCCTGGGCGACATGATCGCCAGAGGCCGCAGCATCCCACAAAGTATCAAGCTCGGAGTTACATTCTAATGGCCGTTACCTTCCAACATCCGGAGTATGCGGAAAGCCTCTCCCGGTGGGAGAAGGTAGAGGACGTTTGCGCCGGAGAAGACGAGGTCAAGGAGGCGGGAGTTGCTTACCTGCCGCGACCGAATCCGTCCGACACCAGTCGCGATGCCGATGCGCGATACGAGCAATACAAGGTGCGCGCCGTTTTCTATAACGCAACGCGCCGCACCCTGCAAAGTCTGGTCGGATGCGCCTTCGACAATCCTCCGACGCTGACCGTTCCCCCGGCAATCGCCTACGCCTCCGACGATATCGACGGGGCAGGGATCAGCATCTACCAGCAATCGCAGTCGGCGCTGTCAGAAGTCCTGATGAAGGGCCGCGCATGCCTGCTGGTGGACTACCCGCGCACCGAAAGCACCGCGTCTGTCGCCGACATGCAATCCGGCGCGATCCGTGCCACTGTCGTCCAGTACGAGGCCGAAGACGTCATCAACTGGCGGATGGAAAAGCATGGCGCTTACCTGAAGCTGGCGATGGTGGTCATCAGCGAATGTCAGGCCGTGCAGGTTGACGAGTTTGAGACGCAGGAGGTCGAGCAGTACCGCGTCCTTCGACTTGTCGAGGGCGTCTACACCGTTGAAATCTACCGGCAGAACGAGAAGCGCGAGTGGGTCATGGTTGATACATACACGCCGCTGACCGGCTCCGGCCGCCCGTGGAACGAGATCCCGTTCGCGTTTGTCGGATCGGAATCGAACAGCGCTTGCGTGGATCCTGCTCCGCTGTACGACATGGCCGTGCTGAACCTGGCGCACTACCGCAACTCGGCGGACTACGAAGATTCAGTGTTCTTCAACGGGCAGCCGCAGCCGTGGATGGCCGGGCTGACCGAAGAATGGCGCGACTGGCTCAAGAAGGAAGGCATCGTCATCGGGTCGCGGGTCATCCTTCCGCTGCCCGAGAACGGTTCCTTCGGATTCGCCCAGGCGCAGCCGAACACGCTGGCAAAGGAGGCCATGGACGCCAAGGAGGCGCAGATGCGGGCCATCGGGGCTCGGCTGATCACGCCGGGCCATGCCATCAAGACGGCAACCGAGGCGCAGGGAGATCAGGAGGCAGAGCATTCCGTTCTGTCGTTGTGCGCCGCCAATGTGTCCGAGGCTTACACTAAGTGCCTGCAATGGATGCTGACCTTCATGAACGCATCGGGAGACTGTGCGTACACGCTTCACGTCGATCCCGGAATGTTCTCCGTGGACGGCACGATGGTCGCTGCTCTCATTGCCGCGAATCAAGCCGGGAAGCTGCCGGATTCTGACCTGTTCCGCATCATGCGCCGCCTCGACCTGATTGACCCGCAAAAGACAGATGAGCAGATCGCCGAGGAACTGGCCAACAGTCCCGGCCTGAATCTTGGCGGGCTGACGGCGTGACATCAGATGTTCAGGGCCAAATTGCGCCGGAGTCGATCAACATCGCCACGCGCAACCAGGTCATGATCGAGCGACTGAAATCGCATCAGGTCGGACTGTTTCGCACGTTCCTGGAGCGGATGGAGGTCGGACTGCGCCGCCGTCTGATTGCGGGCGACATCACCGAATATCAGGCCGTCAGAGTGGCGCGACTGCTGGACGGAATCGCCTCCGACCTGCAGACCATTTTCGGCGAGTACCGCACGGCGCTGACCGGCGACCTGATCGACATGGCGATCCAGCAGGCGCAGGCAGAGGCAAAGCAGCTGCGCGCCGTTTCCGCCGACCATGCGTTCGAGCCCGCCATTCCGTCCGCCGACCAGATCCGCGTCGCAGTCATGTCGGCACCGCTGGCAGTTGCCGGTTACAACGACGGGGCGCTGCTGGAACCGTGGCTGATGAACTGGTCCGACGCGCAGATCGAGACGGTCACCGGCGTCATCCGTCAGGGCTACTACCAGGGCGACACCACGGACCAAATCGTCAGGGCGCTGCGCGGCACCAAGGCGCTGCGCTACAACGACGGCACCATGGCCAGACTTGACCGCAGCAACACGACGCTGGTGCGGACGGCCGTGCAGCATTGCGCCCAAACAGCCCGCAGCGCGTTCTACCAGCGCAACACTGACATCATTGTCGGTGTCCAGTGGGTTTCCACGCTGGACAGCCGGACGACGGCAACATGCAGAAGCCTCGATGGCAGCCAGTTCCCGGTGGACAAGGGGCCAAGGCCTCCGCTGCATCCCGCATGCCGCAGCACGACCATTCCGGTGCTGGACGAGGCGTTTGACGTGCTCGACCGTGGCGCCACGCGGGCCAGCAAGGGCCAGAGCGGCGGGGCGCAAGTCCCGGCCAGCCAGACCTATTACGAATGGCTAAAGACGCAGCCGGCAGAGTTTCAGGACATCGCCATCGGGACGACACGCGCCAAGTTGCTGCGTTCCGGCGGCCTGAGCGCGGAACGCTTTGCCGAGTTGCAGCTCGGAACCAATTTTCAACCACTGACCCTGGATGAAATGCGACGGCTGGAGCCGAAAGCATTCGCCCGGGCCGGTATCTGACCGGCAGAGCCGGTAAACCAACGCACAGGGTGCAAAACCATGCTCAAGTTTGAAGTCGACTCGCTCGACGGCCTCGACACGTCCGTCGCTTCACTTTACGACAAGACCGAAGCGGGGAAGTTCCGACTGAAGGTTGACGGCGTCCCACAAGGCGACGACACGGCTGGCCTCAAGAAGAAGGTGGACGAACTGCTGGCCGAGAAGAAGGCCGCCGCCGCCAAGGCCAAGGAAGCCGAGGAAATGGCTCGCAAGGCCGCAGAGGAAGCCGCCCGCAAGGCTGGAGATACTGAGGCGCTCGACAAGAGCTGGAACCAGAAATACACCGAGGCGCTGTCAGCCAAGGACAACGAGCTGAACAGCCTCCGGGGCACCCTGAACACCCTGCTGGTGGACAACGTGGCGACCAATCTGGCCAATGAACTGGCCGTGCAAGGGTCCGCCGCGCTGTTGATGCCGCACATCAAGGGCCGACTCGCCGTGGAAATCCGCGACGGTCAGCCGAAAACCGTGGTCATCGGTCAGGACGGAAAGCCGTCCGCGCTGACCATTGACGAACTCAAAGCGGAGTTTGCGAGCAACCCGGCCTTCGCGCCGGTGATCGCGGGCTCCAAGGCAACCGGCGGCGGGGCCTCCGGTGCCAATGGTCGTGGCGGTGGTGCCGTCAAAACCGTTTCACGCCAAGTTTTCCTCCAGATGGACCCGCATGCACAGAAGCAGCATGCCCTGAATGGCGGAAAAGTAACCGACTGACCTAAAAGGTAACCGAAATGACCACCAACACCCTGACGAACCTGATTCCCGACCTGTACGCCGCGCTTGACGTGGTATCCCGCGAGCTGGTCGGCATGATCCCCGCCGTGACGATGGATGCCAGCGTTGACCGCGCCGCCGTAAACCAGAACGTCCGCGTCGCCATCGCTCCGGCCAACACCGCAGGCGCTGACATCACCCCGGCGATGGCCATCCCGGCGGAAGCCGACCAGACCATCGACAACGTGTCGATCGCCATCACCAAGGCCCGCGCCTTCCCGTTCAGTTGGAACGGCGAGGAACAGCGCGGCGTGAACTCCGGCCCCGGCTACCTGAGCATCCGCGCCAACCAGATTGCGCAGGCCATGCGGGCCGCCGTGAACGAAGTCGAGGCCGACCTGACCGCGCTGCACACCAAGTTCAGCCGCGCCGCCGGGACCGCCGGAACCACGCCGTTCGCCACCAATACCGCCGGTCTCACCGCCGCCCGCAAGATCCTTGTGGATAACGGTGCGCCCCTGTCCGACGCCGCCCTGGTGCTGGACACCACCGCCGGCTCTTCGCTGCGCACCCTGCTTAACGTGAACAGCGCCCGCGACGAGTCGAAGCTGCCGATCACCGCCCAGGGCGTAATCACCCGCATCAGCGACCTGAATGTGCGCGAGTCCGGCCAGATCGTGACAAGCACGGCAGGCACCGGCGCGACCGTCAAAACCAACACCGCCGGTTATGCCGTCGGCGCCACGACCATCACCCTCAAGTCGACCGGCGGAACCGGGACTGTGGTGGCTGGCGACGTGATCACATTCGCCAGTGACACTAACCAGTATGTCGTCGTTTCCGGCGATGCCGACATCAGCGATGGCGGCACCATCACCATTGCCGCGCCGGGCCTGCGCAAGGCTATCCCGGCTGCGGAAACCGCGATCACCATCGTCGCTGCCGCCGCCCGCAACATGGCGTTCAGCCGCTCGGCCATCGTGCTGGCGACCCGTCTGCCGGAACGTCCGGCCGAAGGCGACAACGCGCTGGACGTGATGACCATCACCGACGACCGCTCCGGCCTGTCGTTCGAAGTGGCGATCTACGGCGGCTACCGCAAGGTCCGCTACGAGATCGCGCTGGCGTGGGGCGTGAAGGTCATCAAGCCTGAACACACCGCGCTGCTGCTCGGCTGATGATCACCGGCCCAGGGACGGGCCATCAATTTTTGGATACAGGCCATGACGATCACGGTAGAGACAGGATCCGGCGACAACGCCAGCGCGAACAGCTATGTCAGCGTGGCTGACTTCAAGGCCTATGCTGACGCTCGCGGGTACTCCTATCCCGGCACCGATCCGGCATGCGAGAAGCTGCTGATCAAGGCGATGGACTACATCGAGGCGCAGCGAAACCTGTATCAGGGCATCAAGTCCAAGAACACCCAACCGCTGCAATGGCCGCGCTACGGCGTGAGCGTTGACGGCTACTGGATCCTGACAACCACCATCCCGCCCGAGTTGGTACGGGCCCAGTGCGAGCTGGCTGTCGCCGCCTACACGCTGGCCCTGCAGCCGAACGTGCTGCCGACCGACACCGGGACCGCCAAGCGGAAGCGCGTCGAAGGCGCGGTGGATGTCGAGTATTACGAGGCCGCGAGCAAGCGCGTCCTCCCGCAGTTCACGGCTGCGGAAAACCTGCTGGCCCCGCTCTACAAGCGCGGCGGCTTCGTGGTGGCACGCGCATGACGTTCTATGCCGACATGGCCGACACCGCGACGGAGATGCTGACGGAGTTCGGACGAGCCATCGTCCTGACGCGCCCGTCCTACAACTTCGACCCGGTGACGAACAAGCCCGTTTCCGGAGGCACGAACAACCTGACGACGGTCGGCCTGTTCACGCGCATCGACCGCGACCTGGCGGACGGGACGCGCATCCAGTCGTCCGAGCGGGTGATGGTCATTGACGGATCGGTTGCGCCTCTGGTGGGAGACCTGCTGGACGTGTCCGGCAACACGCAATCGGAAAACGTCGGGGCCGCGCCCGGAACCATTCTGAGCGAAGGTCAGGCCGTGGCGTGGACCATCACCAAGATCAAGGAGATCAACCCGGCCGGTACGCCGCTCTGTTACTTCGTGCAGGTGATGCGATGAGCGATACATTTGCCGCAGACCTGCGCAAGTTCGCCGAGCGCACGAATAAATCACTGGATGACACCTGTCGCGGCGTGGCGATCAAGTGGTTTTCAAGCACAGTGATGTCGACGCCGGTCGATACCGGGCGTCTTCGCGGGAACTGGCTGGTTTCGCAGGGCTCGCCGATCACCGCCGAGCTTGCCAGATTCGACAAGAGCGGCAGCATCGTGCAGGGCGAAATCGTGCAGTCGGTCGGCGGCGTCGGGACGGTCAACTATCTGGTGAACAACCTACCCTACGCAGAGCGCATCGA